TTTGTCAAACAGACCGGCGTTTATCGCCAAAGCGAGCGGGAGCGGATTTATGCAGACTGATGATATGCGCGAATTTATGATGATCGTGCGTTCTTCTCTTCTGGCGATCGTGCGCTGGATAGAGAAAAAATACGAACTGAATAGCAAGTAATAGTGTATAATAGTAATAAGTAGATAGGACAATTTACAATCAAATAAGTGCTCCCGCGTAAAGCGTGCGCAAAGAAAGTCAGAACAGTCAGATTGCCCGTTCCAGTAATTGGAGCGGGCTTTTTCGTTAACCGCAAAACGTAAAAAGGCGGGTGTTGCGTGGACTTGACCACGAATAAAAAATGTAAACACGAAAGGGAACAGATATGAAACGCGAAGAATTAAAAAAGTTAGGCATAGAAGAGGACGGCTTGCTGGATGGTGTCATGACGTTATACGGTAAAGGCATCGAAAAGCATAAAGCCGACCTGGAGGCAGCGCGGTCTGAATTAGAGGGCGTGAAAGCACAGTTAACCGAAGCCAGTGAAACGATAGCCGGCTTCAAAGAGTTGGACGTTGAGGCGATCAAATCATCTGCTGACGAATGGAAGGAAAAATTTGAAACCGCGAAAGCGGACGCTGATAAACGTTTAGCCGAACTGCAATTCAATCACGCGCTGGACGGTGCTCTTCTAACCGCGAGGGCTAAAAACCCTAAGGCGGTGCGGGCGTTACTAAACGCGGACATCCTGCAGTTGCAAGACGACGGCACGATTGCCGGGCTAAAGGAGCAACTCGAAACATTGAAAAACGAAAGCGACTATCTGTTCGATTCAGACGAGCCGGAACCGCAGATCGTTACCGGCGGGAAAAATAAAAACGTATTAGGTGATGCCTCCGCTATGGCCGCAAGGCGGGCGGCGGGATTGCCGGTAGATAACGAATAGAGGTAAAAAATGGCACAGAGCATTACTTTAGCACAGAAATACCAGCCGATTTTAGATGAAATCTATAGGCTGGCATCATTGACATCGCGCATGGACGCTCCCACTAAGCCCGTGAATTTTGCGGGCGCAAATGTGGTAAAAGTTTTCAAAACTGACGTGATCGGACTTGGTGATTATTCGCGCGCGAGCGGTTATCCAAAGGGCCAGATCGTAGGCACTTGGGAAACCTTGACGCTGACAAAAGATCGCGGGCGCGAATTTAATATCGACCGCATGGACGATGAGGAAACTCTTGGTATGGCTTTCGGCACGCTGGCCGGTGAATTTATGCGCACGCGGGTCGTCGCGGAAATTGACGCATACCGTTTCGCCGAATACGCCGACAACGCGGGCAATGGCGTAACTGGAGAACTCTCCACCGGCGCGAAAGTACTGGCAGCTATCGATGTGGCTAAAGCCGCATTGAACGCTGACGAAGTACCGCCGGAAGGGCGTTTGCTGTACATCTCGGACGCTTGCCACGCACTACTGGAAGGCGTACTGACCCGTTCATGGGCCAGTGAGGGTAATCCTGATCGCCGCCTGCAAACCCTTGACGGTATGCCGGTTATCATGGTCCCGCAGGGACGCTTCTCAACCGAAGTAACCCCGAACGCGGGCGGTTCAGTGGATGCTGGCGGTTACGCAGCAACCGGTGAGGACATCAACTTTATGATGTTGCATCCCTCCGCGGTATTGCAGGTCGCAAAACACGCCGATCTAAAGATCTTTAGTCCTGACGAAAATCAGGAAATGGATGCTTATAAGGTGCAGTATCGCATCTACCATGACGCTTTTGTGTACGACAACAAAGCGGACGGCATCTATGTTCACGCTAAAGCTGGTGAAGGCGCATCGGGCGAAGAATAATAAAACAATATAGGGGGCTTTTCAGCCCCCTCAATAAACACCATGGGATTTTATATCCGTGAACATCAACACAAGGCGAAGGCATACATTGATGCGCTAAAAACTGCTGGATATAGACAGAAACGGAGACCATTAGGCGTAGATTTTGCCATTGTTGATTATGAGATAGCGGGAGTATTCAACGGATGCGGACCGCGATTAAGTCCCGTAACAAAAAAGGCAAATGCGCTTGATATTCCGCTTTTCGTCTATCCTCACAGCGTTAGGCCTAATGTACCCTACGATCTAACAAATGATTACTATGACAAGATCCACGCCTTGTTTACGATAGCACGCGGACATAAGGAAGTACTAAAGCGGCTTGGTTATCCAAACCCAATAGAAGTGGCAGGTTGGTCTTATACAGACATAAAACCATTCAGGCAGCACAAACCAAAAGACAAAATACGCGTACTGTTTGCCCCGATTCATCCGGTTGGTAATGGATATTTACCGGATATTGACAAGGAACTGAACGCAAAAACTTATAGATTGTTGCTTGGCCTAATGGATAAAATTGATCTGACGGTAAGACACATACAGTCGCTGGAATATAACGGATTATGGGAAGACGAACGCGTGAACTTTATCATTGGAAGAATGGATGGCTCAACCAGGCAGATAAACAATACTGATGTGGTTATCGCGGCATTCACATTCGCACACATGACAGTAGCACTTGGACAACCATTGGTGATGGTCGGGGAAGGCGTAAGACCACATAACACACCGCGAAAAAGCGGCGAGATGATATGGGGCATAAGGTGGGACGAGTATAAAGATTATATGGCGTTCCCTCATAATGTTGAGGATTGCGAGGTATCGGGCGACTTACTTGGAATGATAAAAAAAGCCATGAATGGCAGTAAGGGCGTTGAGGACTGGAAAAACCGTTTTATTGGCGAGCCGTTTGATGGTCGGCGGTTTGTGAAAACTTTAGAAAGTTACCTATGACCGCGCCACTGATCAACAACGATAAAACCGCGTTGATATGCGAGCGTATTAAAAAGTCAGGCAAGGCGGTTGCGGATATTGAAGGTGAACACCTCGCCTACTTAGCATCTCTTGTGCCTAATTACGGCACGATAGTTGAAATAGGCACACATCGGGGCAGGTCGGCTATGTTTATGGCCGCTGGATCGCGGCGTTTAGTAAAGATATATTGCATTGATATGTGGCTGGACGATAGCGACGATAAACATATATCCATATCGAAAGACTTACGGATATTCAAAAAACACATAGCTGCGCTTGGTTTGAAAAAGAAAATAACCCCGATTAGAGGTACATCGGCAGAAGTGGCAAAAAGTTGGAACAGATATATAGATATGGTATTTTTTGACGGGCTTCACACTTACGACGCGATAAAGGAATATTACCAGTCATGGGTTCCGTTTGTGATAAAAGGCGGAATAGTGGCGATTCATGATTATCAAAACGGTGAGTGGGAAGGTACATCACAATTTATTGATCAGGTTGCGGCTAAACAATTAACCCACTTTAGCACATGCGAGGGAATTTGGAGCGGGAGAAAAATATGAGCGTAAGTGTGATTATTACAGCGACTAATAAATTCGGCGATTTTGCAACCCCGTTTATCGACACCATTAGAAAGTACGAACGCGATGTGCCTATCTTGTTAATCGATAACGCATCGCCTGAGCCATACCCTGATGGAGATTATAAACTCATTCGCAACGAGCAGCAAAACTCCTGGGCGAAGATGATAAATCAAGGTGTTGCGAACACAACTACCGACTGGATGCTTATCTGTAATGACGATCTGCTGTGTTTGGGCGAATTCGTAGAAACCATTGAGGGGTTTGACAAAAACATCATGTACGGCGGAAAGATATTCTCAAAACCAGCGCGGGTATGGGGTAGGCCGGTAACCTGGACGTATTGCTGGCATTTCGCTATTCAACGGGATGTATATAACCGCGTGGGTGGGATGGATGAGGGTTATATCAACTCCGGAATGGAAGATATCGACTTCTGCTGGACGCTACAGCAAATGGGTTACGGGATAGAGAAATCAAACCTACCGTTAATTCACGTTACCGATCCTACCGAGAAAGTAAGGCCAGGCAGGCGGCATAAATGGGATGATACGGTTTATTGGGACAACATGAAAAAAAATATTGCACGGCTGAAAAGAAAGATGGCCACATGGGAAGAACCTTAGGCATTATTCCTGCTGCTGGTCAATCAGTCCGCTTTGGCGGTGTATTGAAAGAGATGTTGCCTATCAGTGATGGTGTAACGCTTATCAAACGCACGCTGACCGCTTTGCATAATGGCGGTTGTGATACCTGCTTGATCGTAACAAACAGAGACAAATTACCGGCACACGCACAGCACCTAAAAGATTGGGCGGCGATCTACTCTATACAGCGCGGAAGGAAAAATATTTGGTCGGCAGTCGCGGAGAGTTTACCAATACATGGAAAAGTCAATCTATTCGCTATGCCGGACACATATTACCCAGCAGACGCGTTCACTAATATTTTGGAAGGCGATTTTGCGCTAGGTGTATTTGAGACCAGCACGCCGGAGCGTTTTGGCGTGCTGAAAGATGGGAAGATCGTGGATAAACAGGTATTGCCCGCGGGAAAATATCAGGCATGGGGCGTGCTGGGATGGTCTGATTCAGTGGCGCGATACTGGATATCATGTTTTGACGAGATAAACAGCTTCGACCAGGCGATCAGTATGGCAATGGATAAATTCGGTTACACAGTCAAAACGATGGAATATTATCGCGACTTAGCTGGATGGTCAGATTATCATGAGTTTATGCGAGGGCAACCATGAGCACATACGCAGATTGGACTTTTTACAGCGCGACTTATCTTGGATCCGCGATCACGCAGGCCGAATTCCCAGCGCTTGCGCTGAGGGCATCTGTCCTGATTGATAAGTTCACATATAATCGAGCCGCAAACGAATCCGATTTGGACGTGGTAGCAAAAATTAAAAACGCCATGTGCGCGGTTGCTGATGAACTAAAGGCACAAGCAACACAACCTGGCGGAATCGCAAGTGAGCGTGTTGGCAATCATTCTGTAACATACGCGACTTCCAGTGAAATGCAGTTATCAAACCAGCAAAAACTGCATAACGTCGTAAGAGACTATCTATGGGAAACCGGCTTGATGTTTGCGAGTTTTGCATCAGGCGAATATGGCGGGTGGCTTGATGCGGACTAATACCAGCGTTACGCTATACAGTCGGGCAGTTGTGAACGGGTCGGAAGTGTGGACGCGCTCCATCATTTCTCGCGCATTATGGGAAAACCGCAAGGCGGCTAATGTAATCAAGTCAGGACTATTGGCTGCGGATAGTGTAGCGGTTTATATTCCAGGTATAACGGCAACCGTAAAGGTCGGCGATGTGATGGTAAAGGGCACGGTTACGAAAACAATCACGCCGAGTTATACCATGACAAACCTGAAAGCAGAATATGGCGCGGTTGTGGTGAAATCGGTAGATGTGATGGATTACGGATCAGAACACTTACAACATATACAGGTTGGTGCATCGTGAGTTATCCAACTATAGAAACCCCGCGCGGCTCAATCGCCGTTAATGAGAACGGAAAAGCCGAGCTGAAATGGAATACAGACTTCAAACAAAAGTGGCAGAGGCGTTACTCCGCCGCGCAGAAGTTTGTAGATTCAGAAGTGCTGCGCTTATGTGAGCCGTACATACCGCTCAAAACGTCAATGCTTATCAAGTCAGGCATTTTAGGGACTGACATAGGATCTGGGCTGGTGCAGTGGATCGCGCCATACGCAAAGGCGCAGTATTACATGGTCAGAAAGAACCCCAGTCAAACGGGGCCATTACGCGGGCCGTACTGGTTTCAGCGCATGAAAGAGGTACACGGCCAGAGGATCATAAGCAGCGCGCGGCAGATAGCAGGTGGTGATAAATGAGCATAATTAGCGCGATTCAAACTTATTTGAAAACTTACAGCGACCTAAAAACAGGTGCGCCGGTGTGGGTTGATTATCTCGGCGATGCGCCAACAGAATACACCATCATCCCGTTAGCAGGCGGGCGCGTCATTGAGGAATACATCACGGGTAAGACGCGCAGGGAATATCCATTCGCTTTTCAATCAACGGAAAGCACAGCAGACGATTTGGAACGGTTAGAAACACAGGGGTTTTATGAAGCATTTGCGGATTGGTTGGATGATCAAACCGAAAGTGGCAACCTGCCATCGTTAGGCGAGGGAAAATCCGCAGAAGCAATAGCGGCGACCGGTTGGGGTTATCTCTTTCAGCAGGGAGAAAGCCAGACCGGGATATATCAAATTCAGTGCAGGCTCATATATACACAAGAGCCGTATAAAGAAGAGTTAGGAAGTTCATAAAGAAAAGAGGCAAAAAATGTCAAAAGTAAAAAGAAGTCAGTTTGCAACGTTCATCAATGTTTCGCCTGGCGAGCAAGAGGCAGATTATGTTCTACTCGGCGAAGGCATAACCACAGCAGAGATCGGATATAACCCACAGACGGTTGAAGAAACTTATATCCACCAGGATAGCGGCGTTACAGAGATCGAATCATACCGGCCTACTATGCCAGTTGAGGCAACCTGTATTGCCGGTGATGATGTATTTGACTTCATCGATGGGCTGCGGCAGGCGCGAGCGGTATTGAGTGCGGCACAAACAGACATTGTCAATGTCTGGCTGTATGAAGACGATGATGATGGCGAATATCCCGCAGAACAGCAGGACGTAACCATTCAGATCGATTCGTTTGGTGGTGCTGGCGGCGAGAGCAACAAGATCAACTTCACTATCAATTATCGCGGTGATCCAGTTGTAGGCGCATTCGATCCGGAAGAACTGACATTCTCACCGGAATCGGGCAGCTAATCATAAATAAATGCCCCGCTATTATGGCGGGGCATAAGGATAAAACATGGCAAATATCAACCTATCTGGTGTCAAGCGTATCACCATCAACGATGATTCTGAACGGGTGATCGAATTCAACCCGTCTGATGTTCTGTTCGTGGAACGCTTTTATGCGATGTACCGTGAATTCGAGATGAAGCAAAAAGAGTATGAAGAACGCGCGAAAGAGCTTGATACGGCTACACTTGATGAAAACGGTATCGCTACTAACATGGACGCCGGGATCGCCTTTCTGAAAGAGGTATGCGGGTTCATGCGCGAGAAGATTGATTGGTTGTTTGGCGAAAACACCAGTCAAAAAGTGTTTGGCGATGCGCTTAGTCTTGAAATGATAGCGCAATTCTTTAAGGGTATCATGCCGTTTATCATGCAGGCACGGCAGGAAAAGGTCAGTAAATATACGCCGAAATGAACATACTAATTGACCGGCTCCCAGATACGCTTGAAATAAGCGGGCGTGAATACGCGATCAATGCGGATTTCAGGACGTGTCTGAAAATCATACTCGCATTTGAGGACGCCGAACTTGCCAGTATAGAAAAACAAACTATCATGCTAACTAACCTATACAAAGAGCCGCCGGAAAATGTTGCGGAAGCGATAGACAAGGGCATCTGGTTTTTGAACGGCGGAGAGGAAAGCGGGCGGGGTGATGGCCCGCGTTTGTACTCTTTTGAGAAAGACGCTAATTTCATTATGGCGGCGTTCCGGCAAACGCACGGCATTGATCTTGAAACCGCTAATATGCACTGGTGGAAGTTTATGGCGTATTTTATGGACTTGGGCGGCGAGACCACGTTCTCAAATCTGATCGGATTACGCAAACGAATCAAGACCGGAAAAGCGACCAAAGAAGAGCGTCAGATAGCGGCGGAAATGGGAGAGATTATCAAACTGCCGGAAACGGATAGCAGAACACTGGAAGAGCGCGAATCAGAAGCGCGGTTTATGGAGAAAGTAAAACGCGGCAGCAAGAAGAGAGAAGAGGCCACCAATGGATTATGACGGCACTGTACGGATAGATACAAATATTGATAGCAAGAGCTTTAATGATGGCATGAAAAAGCTCACAAAATCCATCGGTGATACGATGAAATCAATCCTTGCTGGCGTTACAAAAGCGGTTGCAAATATAGCGGTGATTGCTGGTGCGGTGGGGGCTGCTTTAGTATTTGCTCTAATTATCGCTATCAAATTCGCGGATGAGCTCATCAAAACATTATATAAAAACCTATCAATTACATCCGCCATGCGCGAGCAGGTTGATGGATTGAAAGGCGCATTTGACACGCTCAAAGGTACGGGGATGGCATTGGGCGCAACCCTGCTAAACGCAATCGCGCCGGTATTACTGAAAATTATTGATTGGCTGGTAAGGGCGGTCAATTGGTTGAGTATGTTTATCGCCGCACTGACCGGACAAAAAACGGTCATGCAGTATGTATCAGGCGCAACAGATTCAGCAGCAAAATCAACCAGCAAATTAGCAAAAGCCACTAAAGATACTGAAAAGGCCGCGAAGGGCGCGCTGGCAGCATTTGATGAACTGAATGTCTTGCAACAGGATACCGCCGACCTTGCAGATCAGGAGACGGGGGGCGGTATAGGCGGAAACATCGTAATGGAAGAGGTGCCGGTAACAAAACCGGATTGGATGGAGAGCGTACTTGAATGGTGGGCGTCGCTAAAAGAAAAAATCGGGGAAGTTTGGAATTGGATTTATACAAATGTATTAGAGCCATTTTGGGGCTGGTTGAGTAAAGAAATCGCCCCGCGCGTATTGACTATACTAATTGAGACATTCGGGTTATTGATTGATATTGCAAAAGAACTTTGGAAAATAGTCGGCCCAATTCTGATACCAGCATTGACTTGGTTATGGGAAAAGGTATTACAGCCGATAGCTCAATGGACTGGGGGGGCGATCATTAGCATTTTAGACTGGATCATCGGGCTTCTAAAAACCATGAGGGAGGGGTTGGCGGAAAGGGGCCTGATGGGTATGTTCCAGAATCTATTTAAATATGTTGCAGATACTGCAAAAAGAGTATGGGAAGATATCAAGCGCGTTTGGAACGCCGTAGCTGGTTGGTTCAAAGATAATGTGATCAACCCACTATCTAATTTATTTCAGACAACCTGGAACAATATCCGCAATTTAGCCATAAACACCTGGAATTCAATCAGGGCCGCGTGGCAATCGGCCTACTCATGGTTTTACAACACTATTATATTGCCGATAAGAAACGCATTTGATATCGCGCTATCTGCAATAAAATCAAAGTGGGAGACAACCTTTACGGGGATAAGAAATTTTGTTAAGGGTGTCATCAACAGCATTATTGATTTTATAAATGGCATGATTCGCGGAATCGCTGGCGGGATAAATGCAGTCATCAGTGCAATCAACTCAATAAAAATCACCATCCCGGCAGTTGTAATCGCGGGTCAAACCATTTTCGAGGGAGCGCAGCTTGGTATCCCAAATATAGCTAAGGTGGCCGTACCGCAGATACCGCGACTTGCAACAGGCGCAGTCATACCGCCAAACAGTGAGTTTTTGGCATTGCTCGGAGACCAGCGATCCGGTAGAAATATCGAGGCCCCCGAAGGATTGATCAGGCAAATTATTCAAGAAGAGATTGGAAATATCGAGGCCAATATACAACTTGAGTTTGGTGGCACTTTGGGTGCGCTGGTTAGAGAATTAAGACCGTACATCAACCGTGAGAATGTGCGGATTGGCGATAACCTGGTTAAGGGGATGGTGCGATGATTATTATTGATGACCTCAGTTTTGATATTCCCGTTTTGAGCATCAGGCGCAAAGCCGATTTTCTGGATAAGTTTGCCGAAAGAACGGCTGACGGTAAATTGCATCGTGAGCTTATAGGGGTTTACAAAAACTATCAGATACAGCTCGGGACAACTACCGATATGGAAGAATATCAGCGGTTGTGGAATAAGCTGACAGAAGCGGTAGAATTTCATACTGTTACCGTACCTGATTTTGAGGGATCCTCTTATACATTCTCCGCTTATTTCTCTAATGTTGGAGACGAGTTAAGGAAGGTCAAGAATGGCCAGTCTTTTTGGCGCGATTTAACGGTTAACTTTATAGCGCGGATTCCGGCGGCTACATGAACACCTATCCTACTATACGGATGATTATTGGGGGACAAACCCTTGAATTTACAAGGGATAATATCATTTATGCGGATGTGTTTGAAGAAATCAATCAGCTGAGCACAGAGCTTCCAGCCAACACGCTTGAATTCAAAGTGCATACGCAAGATGAATCTTTCTCAATGTTCGCTGGCGATTACTTTGAACAATTATACAAGCGTCTTCCGATTATGGTTTACGAGTATCTGGAGGGGGCACAAACATTTATCGGAAAGTTTTACCTGGACGAGTGGGACAACGTTAGCGAACAAGAGTTTACATTTAAGGCCCTTGACATTATTGGTGTTATGGGACAGATGGATTTTGACGGGCGTTTTTGGGAAACACCAACCGCATTAAATGCCATACTCTCGCAATTATTGGATTCTATTGGCGTAAGTTATACGCTCGATCAGGATTTGGCGGAAATAGTATTAAGTGGCTGGATCGCACCAGGCGACTATAGAAAGGCATTACAACAGGTGTGTTTTGCGGCGGGCACAACGGTATCCACTGCGAGAAGTGAAGATATAAACATTATTCCAGTACGATTGCCACAATATCTCTTTGATCGAAAAGTAACGGACGAAATGCGCATTGTAGCGCAGCGAGTTAGATTGCTCCCGATTGTAACAAAGATTGAATTGGTATCGCATAACTATTCAGCGGGGGCGCAAGAGGAATCCGTATTCAAAGATGTGTTGGAGGCGGGATCCCATAAAATTGTATTCGATAAGCCATATTACGATATCAGTGTAAATGGACCGGGATACGCCCCATTTGCAATGGCGACAGAGGACGGCAATTATATAGCCACGGAGAACGGCGATTATATAGAAGTGGGCGGTGAATATCAGATCGGCCCCAATGCGCTTTATTTGCAATTATCAGAACCAGGAGAGGTTGAGGTAACTGGATATCCGTGGGTAGATAGTAGAAGGGCGTTTACGTTCAGTGAGCAAAACATCGGAAGAAACGAGACCACCAATTCGCTGCTGGTTGATGATGCAACGATGGTTAATTTATCTAACGCGCAGGATATTTTGGACGGGTTGCGAGATTTCTACCGCCTGCGCTTTACACAGGAAATGACGCTCTTGCCCTCCAACATCCATCCTGGAGAGCACGTTATCACTAACGCATTTTACAATAACCGTGTTCTGGGCGCGGTAGAGAAAATATCACTTAATTTGACCGCTGGATATTTGGCAAAGGTAGGGGTAAGGGGGCTCAACCCACAATATATCCAACCAGTTGACGATCCCGAGAGACGGGCGCGCACTGGCGTAGCGGTATGCGGGGCAAGTTTACAAGACCAAAATTTATACAGGAGATATGCGCATGGCTGAACCCGAATTAAAACCCATTAGCGAGTTTGACGAATTAGACGAGCAACCAGCGGACGGTGATTTACTCCCAATTGTAGACATCAGCGAGCCGCAGCTCATTGATAAAAATAAGCGGATAACTTTTTCAAATTTAGTAAAAGTAGCTTTAAACACCCTTCAATCAACAATTGAAAATCAGATAAAAGACACGGTTATTTATTTAAAAGTTGTGCCAGAAAATACACTGCTGACTGTTTTGGATGGGGTGTTCTACTGGACTGTACCATCACAATTTAATGATCTTCAAATTGTAGATGTGGCGGCAGCGGTTTATACACCGTCGAGCAGCGGTAATCCAACATTTCAGATAAACAAAGCGGGTGTAGATATATTATCTACCAGAATCACAATTGATGCAACTGAATCAACCAGCTATACAGCCGCCACACCGCCTGTTATAAATTCTGATCATAAAACATTGACAACCGGACAAATCATCAGAATTGATGTTGATATAACAGGGACAGGGACAAGGGGATTAGACATCATTATAACGGTGAATCCATGAGGGTTTTAGTGGTTCAGAATGTTGGCGGAGGGGGATTGCCTACTGGCACGATTATTCTATGGTATGGCACATCCGCTAATGTTCCGGATGGGTTTGAAATTTATGCGCCCGCGAAAAGCCGATTGATTATGGGTGCAGCTGATGGTGAGGCGTCAACCATACAGATTGGCGATTTAACCCACACACACACTATGCCAAACACGGGCACATCGGGTACGCATACTCATGGAGTAAGTATTTCCACGGGAACAGCGGAGGCGGTTACTGCGTATTTGCAAACAACTGGGAACAATCCGGCGTCATGGAATCACACCCATTCTTTGAGTGCCACGACCGGCAGTAAAGCTGGCCACTTTCACACTACATCGAACACGGGAAGCGCATCTAATCTACCGACTTTTAGACGTTTGCATTACATCCAGCAGATTGTTCCTGCCTCAGATATAGCGGTAGGATCGATCATTATAAGCGCGGAAGAACCAGGTGAGCTTGGTGAGGGTTGGCAATTATGCGACGGTACAAACGGCACACCAGATCTACGCGGGCGATTTGTGTACGCTGCTGATGTGGATGGGGATGTAAATACGACAGGCGGGGTAGATTCACATTCGCACACCAATTCAGCGACTGGGGGGGCGGGAGGACACCAACATTCCTATAGCGGAACGTCTAGCACAAATGCAACGGGCACGGCGGAAAACGCGGCCACTTATGGCGCGGTGGCGTTGGCAGCGCGATCACATAATCATTCGTTTAGCGGAACAACCGCCACGGATTCATCCCATACACACACGCTGGGAAACACCAATTCCGAAGATGTGCTGCCGCCATATATCAATCTTTATTATGTTATGAGGGTGTCCTAATGGAATTACCAGTCGGAAGCATTGTTATTTGGGGCGCAGGCAATATACCGGATGGATTTCAGTTGTGTGATGGCACAAACGGAACGCCGGATCTTCGCGGTGTATTTGTAAAAGGCGCGCAGGATGACGATGATTTATTGGGGACTGGTGGGGTGAGTTCGCACACCCATACCAATCCAAACACAAGTACGCGCTCAGACCATAGACATTCAATCAGCGGCACAACGGGGGTGGCGAGCGATCACGAATATACAGCGACTGGTGGCAGCTCAACACCTACCGCCCGATCACATACCCACGCCTGGTCAGGAAATACCGGATATGCAAATGCGCACAGTCATACAGTCGGTAATTCTGGCAGCGCGAGCAATCTTCCGCCACACATTAAGTTGTACTTTATTATGCGCATGGAGTAAAAATTATGGCAAAAAAATATACAAAACAAACATGGATAGACGAGCAACTTGTTGAGGAAGCTAAGTATCGCATTACGGACGACAATCAGCAAGAGGTTTATGGGGCTGCGGGGATTGAATTGGCTTCTGAGGTGGCCGTAGCCGGTTCGCCGGTTAATGCCGACAGGATGAACCATATTGAAGACGGGATCGATGACATTGATGATGCTGTGGATCAA